AGCAGTGACAAGGGGCGGCTCCGGCCGCCCCTTGTCGTAGGAGGCGACCATGAAACAGGTCCAGGCACTGCGCGGCTTCATCCACGGCGAGCCGCGCAAGCGCAACGAGCGCTTCAGTGTGACGAACCAGACGGCGGCGGAACTGGAGCAGAAAGGACTGGTCCGAATCCTGAGCGACGAAGGTCCGACCGAGGAAACCCCTTCCACCGCAGATGGCGAGAGATCGTCTGCATCGCCAGCGGCCCCGGACTTGCCGCAGACGAATGCGAAGCGGTCCGGGCGTCGGAAGAAGGACGCATTGGCATGAGACTGGTCACGCTTGAGCAGGCCCGAGAGCATTGCCGGGCCGACCCTGCGGATGACGCCATGGTCGAGCTGTACGTCACTGCGGCCGAGGATGCCGTGGAGGCGTTTCTGAACCGGAAGGTCTATGCGTCGCAGGAGGAGCTGGCCCAGGCGGTCGAGGATGGGACGGCTGGCGACATGCCGATGGTGGCGAATGATGCGATCAGGGTTGCCGTGCTACAGCGTGCGGCGGGCATGTACCGGAACCGCGAGGATTTGAGCGGGACGCGGCTGCCAGCGGCGATGGATGACGCGGCTGTTCGGCTGTTGTGGCCGTACCGCGTGGGCCTTGGGGTGTAACGATGGCACTGAATGCAGGCGACCTACGCCGGCGCGTCCGTATCGAGCGGCGCGGCACCGGCACCGACGCCATTGGCCAGCCGCTGGACACCTGGGAAGAGGTCGCAACGGTCTGGGCGGACATCCGTGGGTTCACGGGGATTGGCACCATCTCCCGCCTACAGGAGGGGGTCCCGGGCAGCGTGGAGCGGTACTCGATCCGGATCAGGTACCGCGAGGACGTCGTGGCCGGCATGCGGGTTGTCCACGGCGGCCAGGTGTTCGAGGTGCGGAATGTCCGGATGGACTTCGCCGGCCGCGAGTACACGGACCTTGTCTGCGAGCTGGTGACCCATGCCGGTTAACGCGTCAGTGGATCTGTCGTCCGTGCTGGCCGGGTTGGACCGGCTGTCTGGCGTGTCGGAGAGCCTGGCCAGGTCCATGGCCGTTGCTGCCGGGCAGGCCGTGCGCGATGAGGCCAAGGCGCGGGCGCCTGTGGACACGGGCAGGCTCCGGGGCGCGCTGTACCTGGCCTATCGCGAAGGCAGGTCCAGCGAGTCCCAGGTGGTCTACTCGGTGAGCTGGAGCTCGAAGAAGGCGCCGCATGGGCACCTGCTGGAGTTCGGTCACTGGCAGACGCATGCCATGTACAAGGGACGAGACGGCGAGTGGTACGTCGGCGCGCCGCTGGCTCATCCGAAGTGGGTGCCGGCGCACCCGTTCCTGCGGCCAGCATACGAGGCGGTGGCGCCGCGGATGGCGCAGATCATGGTCGAGCGTGGCCGAGAGCGGCTGCCGGAGCTGCTGCGCGGAGCAGCCGGTGACGTGGAGAGCGACTGATGAGCTTGCCACAAGAGGCGCTGCGGGAGCTGCTGAACCCGCTGGCGGCCGGCGGCGCGTGGCCGACGCGCCCAAACGAGGCGCCGGTTTACCCGCTGATCATCTTCCAGCTGGTTGGTGGTCGGGCGTTCTGGCACTTCGAGAAGCGGCTTCCGTCCCACCGGCACTACCGCGTCCAAGTCACGGTGTGGTCGCCACGGGAGGCCGAGGCGATGCGGATCATGCACGCCGCCGAGAAGGCGCTGTGCGAGAGCGCCCTGCCGGCCGAGCCCTATGGGGCGGCCGTGGCGATGGACGCGAACCTGGACCCGAGGAAGCTGTTCGGGTTCCGACAAGACTTCGGGGTCTGGTTCCCGGACTCCTGATCCCCCCGGCCCGCCAGAGCGGGCCATTCTTTTGCGCGCAGAGGAAACGGAAATGGCACTCAAGTTCCCCAACGGCTCCCAGTTCGGCATCTCCACGGCGATCAGCTCGGTCATCGAGGCGTCGGCGATCACCAACAGCAATCCGGCCGAGGTCACCACGGCGGGCGGCGCCCTGTCCGAGGGCGACGTGGTGGTGATCGAGTCCTCGCACCCGATGCTGAACAACCTGGCCGCGCAGGTCGGCACTGTGGACGGCACCGAGTCCGAGCTGCTGGGCCTGGACACCTCGGACACGAGCATCTACGACGGCCTGGGCAGCGCCACGGTGCGGCTGTTCAAGGCGTCCGGCTTCGTGGACTTCACCCAGCAGGGTGACCCGACCATGAGCGGCGGCGAGCAGCAGTTCTGGACCGGCGTGTTCCTGGAAGACCGTACCGGCCAGCAGATCAGCGTGCCGACCTACAAGAACGCGAAGAGCATCACCATCCCGCTGTACTTCGATCCGAAGGCGGAGTGGTACGAGGCGGCGCGCAAGGCGGACCTGAAGAAGTCGCCGGTGGTGCTGCGGTGCAAGCTGCCCGACGGCGACGCGATCTACCGCTACGGCTACCTGTCGTTCGACGCGGAACCGAACATGGCGGCCAACAGCCCGATGACCAACACGGCCACCTTCACCCCGCTGGGCCGCGCCATCCTGGTGGAGGCGGCCTGATGAGCCTGAAGAAGGGCGGGGCGCCCAAGACGCTCAAGACGACCCTGACCATCGTCGGGCAGGGCTCTGCCGACAAGCTCGAGATCACCTACCACAACCGCAAGACCAGCGAGGTGCAGAACACGCTGGAGGGCGGCTGCTCGTTGGCTGGCCTGGTGGTTTTCCTGGTGGAGTCCTGGAGCACGGACTTCGAGCTGACCGAGGAGGGTGTGCGCGAGGCCGAGGACGAGTATCCCGGCCTCGTGGACGCCATCATCACCGGCTTCCACCGGGCCAGGCGGAAGGAGCTGGAAAAAAACTGAGGGCCGCGACCGAGGCGCTGTACTGGACGGCGCCTTCGGAAGCGGAACTGGCCGGCACCGGTTTGAAGCCGAAGCACTTCCGGGAGCCGGAGGTTGAGGTCTGGGAGGAGAACTGGCCCGCCATCCAGTGGTTCATCCGCTTTGCTACGCAGTGGCGGATGGGCATGGGCGGGCCAGTCGGCCTGGACTACTCCGTGATCCTGCACGAGATGGACAGGCAGGGATTGTCCGGGGAGGAGCGCGACAACCTGCTGGACGCCCTGCAGGTCATTGAGAGCGCGCGCCTCGATCAGATCTACAAAGAGTGACCCCCGCCACGCGCGGGGGCCCCCTTACTGGAGCACGACGTGGCAGAAGAGCATAGCATCGGCGCTGCCCGAATCGACATCGTGGTCGATACGGAGCGGATGCGTGCCGACCTGAAGATGGCCGAGTCGGTGGTCCGCCAGCTTGGCGATGACTACGCGGCTGCCTTCAACAAGATGTCGGCGGCGCAGAAGCGCGTCGAACTGGAGGCGCTGCGGTTCGCGGCCACCCAGGGCAAGAGCCGGGACGAGATCCGGTATATGCGGCTGGAGGCCATGGGCGCCTCGGAGGCGGTGCTGAAGCTGGCGCGCGAGCAGATGGCGGCGTCGCGCGCTGTCAGTGCGGCGTCCCAGAACATCAACGCTGCCACGGTCAACGTCAAGCAGCTCCAGCAGGCCATTCGCTTCCTGCCGGCGCAGTTCACCGACATCGCCACGTCGCTGGCCGGCGGCATGAATCCGCTGCTGGTTGGCCTGCAGCAGGGCGGCCAGATTCTGGACCAGTTCCGGCTGGCTGGTGTGGGCGCCGGCGGAGCGCTGCGGCACATGGCCGGCTTCCTGCTTGGGCTGATCAACCCGGCGACCCTGAGCGCGGCTGCACTTGGCACGTTGCTCTATGCCTGGGAGCGAGGCGCGCGTGAGGCGCGGGCGTTCAACGAGGCGCTGATCCTGACCGGCCACTACGCTGGCCTGACCGCCGCGCAGTTGGCCGACCTTGCCCGCGAGATGGACGAGATGGACGGGGTCACCCGAGGCAGCGCCTCGGCGGCTCTGACAGCGGTGGCCGGCACTGGGCAGTTCGCCGGAGAGCAGCTCGAGCTGGTGGCCAAGGCCGCGGAGCAGATGCGGGTGGCGACCGGCCGCGCCATCGAGGAGACGGTCCGGGAGTTCGAGCGCCTGCGGGATGACCCGGTCCGGGCGATCCTCGACCTGAACAGGAGCTACCACTTCCTGACCCAGGAGACCTACGAGCAGATCAAGGCCCTGAAGGAGCAGGGACGCGAGGCTGAAGCGGCTGCGCTGGCGATCAGAACCTACGCCGACGTCATCAACGACCGGACGCCCAAGGTGGTGGAGGACCTGGGCTGGATCGAGAAGGCGTGGCGCGGCATCAAGGACGCTGCCCGCGAGGCGTGGGACGCCATGCTCTCGATCGGCCGGGAGCAGACCCCCGGCGAGCAGATCGAGATGCTGCAGGGGTACCTGCGGAACCTGGAGGCTGGGCGCGGCCTGTACCGCGACCTGAGCCCAGCGGCGCGGGAGCGTATAGCGGCCACGTTCCGGGAGCGGATTGCCGAGCTTCAGCGCCAGATGACCCCGGTGCAGGTGCAGTGGGCCGGCATCTACGCGCCAGTGGACAGTGCCGCGGAGAGGGCGCGGCAGGAGGCCGAGAAAGAGTGGGAGCGTCTCCGGCTCTCGAACCTGTCGAAGGCTGAGAAGCTGGAGCGCGAGATCCAGGAGATCCGCAAGGCTGGGCTGGCAGCCGGCAAGACGGAAGCCGAGATCGAGGGGCAGATCGCGGCGGCGCGCGCGAGGTACAAGGAAAGCCTGCCGAAGGGCGAGGGCGAGCGTGCGGCCGAGTCCCTGATCGCATCCATTCAGCGCCAGATCACCGCGAACCGCCAGCTGGCTGAGACCGGGGAGAAGGTCACGGCGAGCGACCGGCTGCTTATCCAGGCCCGCCAGCTGCTGGCCGACAAGACCGGCACCATGACCGCCGCGACCCGCGGCCTTCTGGAGGCCCTGTTGCCGCAGCTGGAGGCTTCGGCACGCGCTGCTGAGGCGACTGAGCGGCAGGCCAAGGCGGCCGAAGCGCTGGCCCGTCAGAACGCGATCCTGGCGCAGCAGGCGCAGAACCGGCGCTATGCCAACGAGCTGGACCTGCTTGCCTTCGGTCGCGGCGCGGACGCGGTGGCCCAACTCCAGCGCCGGCTCGACATCGAGCGCGAGTACGCGGAGGAGATGAAGCGTCTCGGCGACCGCTCGGTGGCCGACGACAAGGAGACCTGGGACCGGATGGCCGAGAACGCCCGCCGGCACCGGGACCAGCAGCTGGCCGAGGAGGAGGAATTCCAGCGGCAGCGTGTGGCCGCGATGCTTGACTGGGAGCGTGGCGTCCGCGGAGCGTTCGAGGACTACGCCGAGGTCGCCATCAACCAGGCCGGCCAGGTCCGGGATGCGCTCACCGGCGCCTTCAGCGCCGCCGAGGATGCGCTGGTGGAGTTCGTCAAGACCGGCAAGCTCGAGTTCTCCGCCCTGGCCGATTCGATCCTGTCGGACCTGGCAAGGATC